ATTATCGATCTGTACAGCAAGAGCATAACCAGCATCTTCAGTGTAGAACTGACGAAGGCTAGAAAGCGCTTGTACTTCAACGATGTCTTCGATTAAGCGTGAGTACTCAAAGTGACGGTCGATATCAACAGTCAATTCGCCTTCAGTGTTTGCAATGATAGTAACCGCTGTATCAGCCGCCTTAACATTTGCATCACCACGTACTGGCTTAGGAAGGTGAAGCTTGTCACCCTTCTTACCTGACATAGCCAGCTTTTTAACAAGCGGAGCCATCTTCAGGTTCTTTTGGTAAGCCGCAATGATTTCATCACTCCAGATTTCTGGGATGAAAGTTGCCGCTTCAGTCTTCGCAGTATTACCGCCTGCGCCGGGATAAGTTGCAGTAGCCATGTCAATCTCCTATAAGATTATTTGACCCGACCCTCTGCGTATGCCTGTAGGATTTCACCTGACAGGGATTGGTAACGCTCGGGATCTGTTTTCATTAGTTTAATAATGTCAGTCCTGCGATACTGTTTCTTACTTACCTTTTCACTACTGCTCTTCGCGTTGCCTGTACTTGCCGCCTTGAGTTGTTGCTTCCGCACTTGCTTCTCAACATTTACGGTTTGCTGTGCCACTGTCTTCCTTTCTTTCCAAAGAGAGAAAAGCTCGTCAGCCGCATCAGTGCTGTACTCTTGGTCAGCCTGTACAAACAATTGAGTCCTAATCTTTGACGACTTAATCCAATCTGCAAACTTAGGATCATTCAGAATGCTCTGCATATCTGGATGTCTGTTATTAAGCTCGGCTAATGCCGATTGCTTTTTGTAGTTTGAAGAATATTCTTCCGCCGCCCTAATCTTAGGATGATTCTCAATTGCACGATTAACAGCACCTTGAGGGTCTGTGAAGTAATCAATATCACTTTCAGGCTCAACATTTTGCTGAGGTGCTGATTGTGGTTGAGACGTAATGTACTCATCCACTACCTTGCGAAGCTCACCAACTTCAGCAGAGTGCCGACTCATCACCTGTTCAACTTCTTGGTGCATCTGAACAACTTCTTTCAGAGATTTACCACGGTACTTCTCTGGAACGTCATTGACAGTGTCTTGCTCTACTTTGTCTTGAGGTTGCTCAATAGCCTCTTCAGGCTCCTGAATCTCATTTGCTCCGGTTGCAACATTGTCCACATTATCCTCTTCAGGGTATGAATCAATCATTGTTGCTCTAGACATATTAAACTCCGTGATCTAAGTCATTATGGAGATTTGGATTTCCTGCCAGCTTCTTCATGTTCTCGCACCCATTTCATGTGACGACCGGGGAAATCCCCGCTAGACCCATCGAGCACGCACTTAGGCGCTGACAGCATTTTAGTAGCATCGGAACCACAATCGCACCTACTGACTGTAATTCCACTGCGTACCATTCTTTCAAATACATGACCGCATTTACAGCGGAAATCATATATCTTATACATTTTCTATTTCTTGTGATTCCGCTTCAGCTTGCTCTCGCGTTGCCATAATCGTTGTTTCCAAATTGATTACAGTAGCAAATGCAGAAACTTGCCCTTTACGAAAAAACAATTCCTCCTGATCCTTAACAGTTTGAATGTCCGCCAATTGCTTTGCATTGTTAGACAGCTCTTCTACTAACTGCTTAAACCCCTCATGGTTAAACAGTTGACTGTAATTGTTAAAGTACGCTTCAAGTTCAGGCGTCATAAATTATTCCTCTCTTTTGTTGATTAAGTGCCTTTTACCACGATTCTTAAAAAATGTCAGGCTTTTCGTGATCTAGCGGTTTTTTTTGCAATGCGTTTTGGCTGTGCTGAGTGCTGTTTACCTGCCGCTGTATCTTTACGTTTCTTGCGAGTAGTGGCCGCATACTCCTTTGCCGTAAGAGACTTCCTAGTTGTTTTTGGTAGGTAGCGTTCTCCGGTTGCTTTTGCGCCTTGAGTAGATGGCTTGCCAGACTTGGTTCCCCACTCCTGCTTAGTCCACTTCTTTAATGACTTTTGAGACTTCTTTAAAGCCATTACCTATAGCCCCCGCCCTTGGCTTTGTATTCCTTAGCTAGCATCTGCGCTTTTCGAGCAGACCATTGGCCAGGACTGCCACCCTTTCCACTTGCTTTAATCTTATTAAAAAGATTCTTTCGCATAGTAGGCTTAGTGTAGTTACCCGCTTGATTAACCTTAGACTTAGTAGCCATAACTACTTCTTTTTGTTTTTCTTGTTGGTAGCCACACGCTGACCACGCTTAGGCAAAGCAGGTTTTTTCTTTTTGGGCGGCATTGTTTTCATTCCGTAAGCCATAATTTTCTCCTTACTTTTTATGAACCTTTTGAACGGCAAAATCAGCAGACTTGGTAGCACCTTTATGAGGTTTGTAGCCCTCGGAGGGATCTTTCATCAACTTAAACTCTTTGCCTTTTTTCATCCAGTGATACCCATCGGGTGATTTAACTTTCATCTAACCTCACCATTTTGTCTTATGCGACCAATAACGCGCAGATAACTTGCTGGGATTTGAGTCCTGAGCATTATGACGGGCGTAGTAACTTCTTTTGCGCGCCTTGTCTTTTGCTGTCTTAGGACTTTTCCCTGCACCTGTTACACCTTGCTGGCCAAAGCGGATAGTCTTAATTTTATCGCCTTGTTTTGCAACAACAACGTGCGATTTAGTGGGATGCCCCGGCGTTTTCTTCGGTTTGTTGAACCCGCTTACGCCTACCCGTGACAGTCTTGGATCCCTTGCCATCACTCAACTCCTTCAGTTGGGATTTCAACTCCTGTATCTCCAGCTCCAGCGGCTTCAGCCGGGAGTTGAACTTCAGGAATATCATTTCTAACTCTCTGTTTGTTAGCATTTACCTTACTCTCCACTTCCTTTTCTTTAATCAGCGTTTCCGTTAACTTCATGCGACGCTCAAACTCTTTATCTTCCGCATCACCTTCTTTTAAGTTTCGAGTAACTGCATTGATTCTGTCAATCTCCAGCTCCGCCGGAACAGCCTGAGCTTCTGCGGATAGCTTACCAGCTCTTGCAGAAGACTCTTCGGCTTGAGCATTAAGGGCATTAGTTTGAGATTGTTGCAACTGCATTTGAGCTTGTTGAGCCATCATCTGCATTTGCTGTGCTTCTGGGTTTGGTTGTGAAGCTTGATTTAAAGCCGCAATCAACTCTTCGCGATTAGAAAGGTTCATGTTATCAATGACAGACTGAACCAAAGTCATATACAAAGGAGAGTCTTGACCCATAGTTTGAAGCAACTGAACTAGCTGAGTAACCTCGTACTCTCTTGCGATAATACCCAAAGTACTACTAGCGTTAAATTTATAATCAGCAACAGGGTAATTTTCGGGGTCAAACTGCATATACCTATAAGCGGCCTTCTTAACGAATGGTATCAAAAAAGATTGTTGGAAGTTAATTAGTGTGCGCTTGTGTCTCTTGATAACAGCGCCTAATGACATGCTGATACCGGCGGCAGTAGCCTCACCATTGACCTGCCCGGCCAATCCTGCTGAATCTACCGCACCCGTTGCTTGCTGAACCATCTGCTGTAATGCACCAGCTTGTGCAAAAGTAATTTGATTAACCTGACCAAAGTTAAATGGCTGAAGAACCTCTCTAGGATCTCCATTAGTCAGAATCATCTTGCCCGGTCTTACTTCTGGCTTTGCTCCTCTGGGTAAACGAGTGGCATCAATAGCCATCATTGGATGAATCGTCAAACTTAGTGCATCAATACGCGCCCGAAGCTCAGTATCCAATGCCTTTTGGCTGTTATACCCCTTCTCGCAAACGCCTCTACCCCAGAATCGCCCTGGCACTACATCCCAAGGGAATGCAACGACAGGTCTATCCTGCATCATGTAGGGATTTGGCTCTGCTTTTAGAAGAATACCGCCATTTGCAATAACTACAATTGCTTCAATATACCGACTGTCACCTTCTTCTGCGTCTTCGTTAACATCATCCATTGCTGTATCTAACAGCTCGCGAGGAACCAAACCGTAATACTTGGTTAGCCGAACCTTGTCGTCGTTGTAAATAGTAATGTCTTGGTCAGGCTCTAGATCAGTATCAGGAGCCGCAGGACCAACATATCCTTCACGATAAACACCTTGCTCTTGCAGTAATTCGACGTGATGCCTACTAACAAACTCATCAATACATACGCCCAATGCATCATCAACACTGGTTGCTACAGGATCTATTAGGAAGTTTTGAGGGAGAACGGGGCGTAACTTAACTTTTACTCGCTCTTGGATGTTAATGCCTACAGCCTGAAGATCCCCATCCATAATTGGCTGAACAGCGGGAGTCATCTCTTTCATTTCTTCGATAACAATCTCGCCAATGCCCGTACCAAATACGGCTGAGTTAATAAGACATTCAGCTACGGCTTTTCGTACCATGCAATCTTCAAAATCCTCAGTTAACTTCTTGCGAAGAAACTGCACATCCTGACGCTCGGTGTCACCAAAGTTATCAGAGACATCAAACCACTTGCCCCTGCCAAATGTAGCCTCTTCTAGCTCAGCGACGTTAGATTCAACAGCTTGTTGTAGAGCAGGAGAGATAATACGACTACGCTCAGACTTGCGATCGCTATCAGCAGGATCCCATATGCCGCGCCATAGCCGATAATATTCTTCAAAGCGCGCTTCATAGTTTGACTCATAGTAATCTCGCCAATCTTCGCATTTAGTAATCACCCAGCCCTCTATGGACTGTTCAATTACAAGCGGATCTTCTTCATACAGTTCGGTCATATTAATATCCTGCTACCACATCAAGTATTTGGTGGTCATCAATTTCGTATTCGTAGTCATAAGCCACTTTAGCAAGCTGGTCAATATACGCTAACGAGTCTACTAGGTCGTCATGGGTCAAAGGATCAGGGAATTGGAAGAGCTGGTCAAGGAATCTTGAGTTCCATTCTCCTTTATTTAATGTGATATAGCTATTTTCAAAACGGCCCTGAAGCGCCCACATTACACGATCTGTTTTCTTTTTGTTGCCGTGAGTTAGTTCTTCAACCCTAAAGAACGTGCCGTATTTTTTCTGTAGGTCGGTTAATGGGGACATAACGGCTTGCTTTGCGATCCCCCTTTCAATTCCTACAGATACTGGCTTGTAGTCTCTTACGGCCTGAAAGATCTTCATAGCTGTTTCGTTTAGATCCCATCGTCCGTAGATGATGTTTTCTACATACCAACCATCCTCGCTTACTTTAACGACCGAAATCGCCGTCTCATCGAGTTTAGTGTTCTTCGTGCGCTTTTTATTAACCTCTTCAAATCCAGCAAGGTCAATTGCAATATAGTAATCACCCGCGTCAGGAGTTTGATCCGAGACTTTGACCCAGTCTTCTTTAAACATTTCCGAACCACGAGCCTCAAACGACGCCATAAATTCTTGGCGAAACGCATAAGACGACATACTGCGTTTAGCAACATCAATTTCATTTTTGTCCAATAGTGGATTGTCATAAGAAGTAAAGTGCCAACCTTTGTACGTTTCATCATCGCCAAACTCCGCATATTTATACAAGTCATAAAAGTGGTTGCGGCCCATTGGCGTCCCAATAAACATCGCACAGCCCTTTTGGTCAGCCAGAGCGGGTCTTAGGATCTGCTCGAATACATCAGGCTTCATATCTGCGTATTCATCTAAGACTAAGAACTTAAGGCTGACACCTCGCATTGTTTCTGGTCTATCAGCCCCTTTGAGGCTAATGGTTGCTCCATTGACAAGCTTGATTTGAAGATTATTAATGTGACTACCGGCAATAACAGGATGCCCAAGCTCCATGAGCGTTTGCCACATGATGTCTCTGGCTTGTCCCTGAGTAGGTGCGACGTAAAATACATGACCCTTGTCTGCCTGTAGTGCGTTTACTATTAACATCCATGCCGCTAGTCGAGACTTTCCAGTCCGACGACCTGCCGCTACTATTTTAAAGCGAGTATTGTCTGCCCAGACCTCTTGTTGCCACGGCAGTAGCTCAATATTTAAGTCACTCATGGTTAATCAAGCTCATCTAGCTCTTCTTCTGTTAGTTCACGCTCTATAGCACCCGCATCATCAAGAAGACTGTTTAACTCAACGGGGGAGCCAAACTTATACATGACTGCCGGTACGGATCTTTTCCCTGTGAGCATTTCTACCATATCCCAGCCGTCTTTTCCCGGCGGAAGCCTAACGTACTTATGGTCTATGTCATTTTTAATGAGCTTTTCTCGTATAAAACGACAGCCTTTGCACCAATCGGCACCAAGGACGATAACCATACCTATGATCCGTTAAAGTTGTTTAGCACTACAGGAGCCTCTAACAGATCAAACGTAACAACTACCTCTACATTGCCTGACCCGCTTGTAGATGCCTTGATAATATCGCCCGGCTGTAAAACAAACACCGCATTACCATCAATTAAAAGGTTTTCTTTAGACGATACGTTAGTGCCGTTGTAAATATAAACGTCTTCTGTTGGGCTAGGCTTGTCTACAAAGAGCGTAATGCTGTTTGTTGAGTTATGGAGGTTGGCAATAAATGCCATATTCCAGTGAGCCACATAACCTGACGGAATCTCTACGATTGTCTGCGTAGAAGTGTCTGTTAGATTTTTGTTTTTAGTGTATAGCATTAGGAATACGTCCACATGACCGGGGTAGTGGTGCGAGTATCAACGTGAACAAAGGTTTTTGCTACGCCAATGCCGCCAAATCCCATTTTAAATGCTTGATGCACAATATTTATGCGCTCTGTGCCGTTAGATACAGCAATATCTGCGGCAATCCCTTGATTATGGGTGCCTGGAATTTTTTTTCTAGCCTCGTTGGGGTGGGATTCGTCCCTGTACCCCGAGGTAATAGTAAAAGGAAAGCCGC